TAAAAAATAAGCCTTTATCACTTGCACCATTTAAATCAGTAGAACTTAAAATATAAGGATTACTAGCGAGGGCTTTAGTAAATATATGTTTTTTACCGCTTGTTCTATATAGAGGGGCTGAAGTTCCTTTTGTTAAAGGAAAATCGTATAATACTACCTGATTAGAATTAGAAGTCGTTGCGCTAACTTGCCCCACAAATTCACCTAAAATATATATATAATCATTTTTAGAAAAACTATCATTTTGATTTAATGTAATTGTTTTATTATTAAAATCAAAAGTTCCTGTTGTAGTAGTAACGCCAACCGTCTGAAGTTCTAAATCATCATATGGACTCTGACTACTATAAATAATATCTTCAGAAAATAAAGTATCTTTATTTGTTATGGGGTCTATTAGTTTAGAAAATGTATTTCTTCCCTGTATAACTAAATATGAAACACCTCCTTCTATTAGGCTTTCTATTTTTTCAACAGTTCCGGTAAATACTTGATTTAATATTATAAAACTACCTCTAACATATTGTAATCCTGTATGTGTGCTTGTAGCAGTTCCTCTGTGATTTTTGTCATCAGATAAATATAATAATTTATATTCAGAAGTAACTCCTGCATCCGGTTCAGAAACACTTATTTCAGAAGTTTTATGGCTTTCAGAATATAGAACAACTTTTAATTTATTGGTAGCACCATCATTAAAGTCAAAATCAACTAATAAAGTATTATCAGTAACATTAAATCTTCTTCTATAAATTTTTGAATCTTCTGCTAAATTATCCATAGTAGTTGAAGTATCAAAGACTGAATCGGTTTCTAATCGACTAATATCATAAAGTTCAATAACACTAGAAAATACATCCCGAACTCTTATAATTCTATTTTCTATTTTAATCTCATCATTATCATTAATATATTTAGTCATATCTAAAGGAAGGCCATTTGTATTTTTAATTGTATATTGCCTTCTATCTGTAAGACTAATACCTAATGTTCCTAGAGTCGCTATTTCAACCCATTCATGAAATGTGCCACTACTTATTTCTTGCCTAATAGTATATTTATCTCCTATACTTATTTTAGAACTATAAATATTACCATCATCAATTAACTTAGTTTCCGCAAATCCGGCTTTTCCATCTATACTTTCTTGAACAATGGTATTTAATGTAACAGGAAGTAAATTTGTAGCGTTAGGAGAAGTAGCATAAGTTAAATATCTATTTGGGCCTGTAAAAACTGTATTGTCAAGATTATTAGTTGCATTTCTTCTCGCATTATAAAAACTCGTATTATAGTTATTTTTATTAAACGATACAGGAGAAAAACCTTCTGCGTGTCTTTCTGTATCAGAAACATCAGGGTCGTCTTTTTCTCTAAGTAAGTCTTTTGTTTTAATATTGTAAGAAAACTTGCTATAATCAACTATTTTATTTCTATATTCATTTAT